AAATTACCAGTGAATTGATCTGAATTTCCTGTATTAAAATTTGATCCTAAAGTTATTGTGTTGGCATTGTTGTTTACCCATGAAAATGAATTCATAACAAAAGAACCTATTGTTACACCGTTCTTATACCCTTTAAATATTAAACTTGTTCTATTTAATGTCATACACCAAAAAGCCCATTGGTATCTTCGTTCGGCATTAGATACTTCAGGAACAAGAACTGTAGGGGCCGGAGTAAAATATCCAAAACCCCCGTTTGAACCTTGTACATTTACACCTCCTGTAGAGTCGTAGGGTTGTCCATCAAAAATAAACTGATATATTCTATAATTAGCTTGTGGAGAAAATTGGTTACCGGTATTCCATATATTCCATAGTTCTATGTAACCATTTGGGGTCCTAGGTCCTGTTCTTTTTGTCCAAGCACATACAGTAAAAAAATTACCAGTATCTTTTGTTCTACTGTTAACAGGCATTGAAGCATAATCATCAGTTCCATCAAAAGATATACTACCTCCTCCATCTGTTGAATAAGCAGGCCCATTTAACAATGTCATATTATTTCCAACACCGCTTAAATCATACACAGTAGAACCACTACCAGGATATGATGCTAAATTAGCAGGGTCTATTAAAAATATAGATCCACTAGTAACAGCAGATCTTCTTGATCCAAAACTATATGCCACGTATTATTGATTTTATTTTCCAGTTAGGTGTTGATGTTGATCCGGTTACTACTAAGTTACTACCTGATATAAAAGCCATAAATGTTACTCCTGAAGTATTACCAAAATCTGTTGTTGAATAATCGGTATAATTAGCAGATGAACCACTCCATACTGCTATAAATGTACCTGCTCTAACATTTGCATTATTTCTTACAACGTAGTCTATATAAACACTATCATATGAAGATGTCGGTACGCTACAAATTAAATTTACACTACTAGTGGAAGATAATGGTATTAAATTAGTGGTATTGTATGAAGGAGCGTAATAACTTCCCATTAATACAGTACCATCAGAAAATGCTTCTACTACAGGTAATCCCGATGCATCTGATACTACGAATAAAGAACCTGACAATGTATCAGTTATTGAGAATAATTCTCCTTGTGAACCTTGTATTAATAAAATAGGTTGCGCAGAACCAGAACCTACTATTACAACTCTTTGTGTACCTGAGCCTGAAATATAAACTGTTGAAGCAGATATATTACCTGTTACAGTTTGCGAACCAGTTATTACTAAACTTCCGGTTATTACAGCTGTTCCAGTATATGGGAAAGTCGGTGAACTACCGGGAGCATTTAAAGCATAAGAAGCAGTTAAAGCATATGAAGAACTTATTGCATTAGATATAGAACCACTGAAATAAGAAGCGGAAACAGCATTTTGGGCCCAGCTAGCAGTACCAAATAGTGAACCCGTGATGCTACCACTAAAATACGAAGCAGATAACGCGTTTTGAGTCCAACTAGCGGTTCCAAATAGTGAACCTGTTATACTACCACTAACTGTCAATGACCCGGTAACAGTATGTATATCGGTTATCGCATTTCCTATTTTTATACCAGTCGAGGTAACAGCAAATTCATTTACCAAACCAATATCAACTGAGAGTGATCCGGTTAATCTTAAAAAAGTTCCACTCATAATTAAAGAACCAGTAATATTCTGATTCCCCCTAAATATATTTGAACCTGTGGTAGCAAAACTTGCAGATAATCTTTTAAATTCCGCATCATTAGCCCAGCTAGCAGTACCATTTAATGCTCCTGTAATACTACCACTAATTAAAAGTGTACCAGTTACTGCATGTATATCAGTTATCGAATTTCCTATTTTTACCCCCGTTGCAGATATCACCAATTGATCGGGTGTACCATTATTTACCGCGAAAGAACCAGTGACTACTAAACTACCTGTAATAATTGCTGAACCAGTAAATGGAAAAGTACTTCCACCACCTCCGGCTACTGTAATAGGAAAAGTAGTTCCATCACCTTTTGTAAAAGTAATAGTGTTTGAAACTACTGATGCTGTTACAAGAGCATTTGGTGTATAAGAAGCTGTAGCGGCAGTTATAGCATTTGAAATAGAACCGCTAAAGAAAGATGCTGTTAAGGCATTTGTAGCCCAAGACGAAGTACCAAATAAAGACCCAGTTATACCGCTACCTGTAACAACTAAAGAGCCGGTTATTACAGCGATTCCTACAAATGGGAATGTTGCACCTCCACCGCCTGAACCAGTATTTACCGTGATTGGAAATGTAGTTCCATCTCCCTTAGTGAATGTTATAATATTTGAGGATACAGATGCTGTTATTAAAGCATTAGGAGTAAATGAAGCTGTAGATGCTAATGATGCTGTTGTTATTAGTGTATCTATATTTGGATTATATCTTAATCCTCCGTCTACTTGAATAAACCCCGGACCAGATGTATCCACAAATAGAACATTGTGTAATAAATTTTGCGTTGATATAGAAGTAGATACTTGAAGAGCAAGAGAAGCAGTATTAGCAAATGAAGCTGTTAATGCATAAGACGAACTAATTGAGTTATTAGACCAAGAAGAAGTACCAAATAATGAGCCTGTTATACTACCACTAACCAATAAGGAACCTGTTACAGTATGTATATCGGTTATCGCATTTCCTATTTTTATTCCGGTAGATGATATAACTAATTCTTCGGGGCCACCCAAATTTACTCCAAAGGCTCCTGATACTTGTAAACTTCCAGATATATCAACGCTTCCGGTTATAGTTTGATTCCCACGGAATGTATTAGAACCAGTGGTAGCTAAACTAGCCGATAAAGTTGTGAATATAGGATCTGTTTCTAGGTAGTAAGAAGCAGTTGTAGCTCTCGATGAACTTACGGATACACTAGAACTAAGAGAATAACTAGACGTCAAAGCAAAAGATGAACTTACAACGTTGTTAGCCCAACTAGACGTTCCGAATAAAGAACCTGTAAAATTAGTTGCTGTAACGGGTCCCACTACAGATAATGAACTAGATATATTAACACTACCAGTTATTGTCTGTGTTCCTCTAAATATGTTAGAACCAGTAGTAGCTAAACTAGCAGATAAAGATGTAAACAGGGGGTCTGTTTCTAAGTAATAAGATGCAGTTATTGCTCTGGAAGAGCTTACAGCCACACTTGAACTTACAGCATAACTAGAAGTTAATGAATAAGATGAACTTACAACATTATTAGCCCAAGATGAAGTGCCAAATAAAGATCCTGTTATCCCGCTACCTGTAACAACTAAAGATCCCGTTATAACTGCTGTTCCGTTAAATGGAAACCCGGCCCCTCCCGCATTTAATGCAAATGAAGCGGTTAAAGCATAAGATGAACTAATTGAATTGTTAGACCAACTAGCAGTACCAAATAATGACCCGGATATACCATTGGTCACAATCCACGATCCACTTACGATCCCGGAACCGCTTATTAAGACTGAACCTGATATGACCGGATTATATATTCTCATTTTTTATATAGTGTTTATATTTATAAATATTTTTATTTTTTTATTATAACACTACCGGAAAAATTAAATCCAATATTTAAAAATATTTGATTTGAATTTATTGACTGTATTGTCGTTGGTATTATTTGTTCTTTCCCTATTGAATCATATACTTGTACTACTGGGTAGTCTTCATTTAAATTGTGGTTTATATTGTAAGAACTAGAACCTGATAAATCTATTTTATAGGAAGAGGATGGGGAATTTAAAGCATACGAAGCAGTTAATGCGTACGAAGCACTTACAGCCGCTCCACTACCTTTTGATAATATTGCATAACCACTAATAGGCATTGGAAAATAAACTAATGTTGTATCAGTATTTAAAGAATAAACTTCTTCTGGTATAATCTGATAGTAACCACTATTATACACCGTAACAAGTGGAGTAAGGGTATTTAGATTATGACTTATACTCCAAGTAGTATTAGTTGAAGCTTGCGTATGTATATATCCTTGATCTAAAATACTTATTGCATAAGAAGCCGTAACTGCATTCTGAGCCCAGCTAGCGGTTCCGAACAAAGATCCAGTTATACCACTACCTGTAACAACTAAAGATCCAGTTATAACCGCTGAACCACTATACGGAAATCCCGCTCCTCCCCCAGCATTTAAAGCAAATGAAGCAGTTAATGCATATGATGCACTAATTGCATTAGTTGCAGTACCTTGAAGTGACCCAGTGAATCCTCCAGTAGCTATTACGCTACCTGAAATAATTAATGAACCACTTATTACACTACCAACTATCTGCCAGCTTGCATCAGATGAAGGTGTTGCTGCATCTAATAACACATAAAGAACGCTAGTATCTCGCTGAAATACCACCAATCCTTTATACACGTTAGCCGTAGATAATCCGAGTCTAGCTGTTCTATCAGCTAGACTAAACCTGGCATCTACTGCTTCTGTGCTTGTTACGTTAAATCCACTAGGTAATACTATAGGCATTTAAATAAGTTTAAGTTAAGGCGTATATTATAGTAGTACTAGCACCACCGGCTTGTAATAAATTTGTTCTATAAACCTTATATTCACCAACAGACGATGAAGTGAAAGCACTTAATACTCCAAATCCACCCGCTGTTATATTAGATAAAAATGCCAAAGAACCATTGTATACAATATAATGGTATCTATCTCCTGACCAAGTTATAGTAACTGATTGACCAGACGCAGTTGTAGTACCTTTTAATATACTTCCGACAGAAGTGTTCCACAATGATAGGTCGTGTAACTGCCCCACACTAAAACTAGATGAAGGTGATGACCCCCCTCTTAAACTTCTTATCTTTGTATAAGTCACAGAAGAAGAAGTTACTGTATTTAATTGAGGGATGTTATTACCAGATGGAGATTGATAACTTGCTGACGCAACTACAACAATACTAGCAGAACCAGTCAAGGCATTTACAACCACAATGGGTGAACTACTAGGTACAGTGTTCAAATTTATTTGGTTCCATGAATTAGCGGAACTATATGAGGCAGAGAAATCCACACTACCGGTTGCTCCTTGTTCTATCTGGTTTGAAGCGGCACCTAACTGAACTGTCACAGAAGAAGAAATCAATGGTGCTGCAGGATTTGTTTTAGCTAAAGTGCCAGCTAGTGATGCGCTTTTAATCAAGATTGAACCATCTGAAGGATTACTAGCGGTTATAAATAAATTATAAGTGTGACTACCTGATGTAGAAGTAGGGTATATCAAACTTGTACCTGTGCCGGTTTGAGATAATAAAACACTGCCTTCAAATATAGAAGCAGATATTAAAGTATATCCCCCGTTTGACCACGCGGCTGAAGCAGTATAAGCATCGAGAATCTGGTTAAATCTATCAGTATCAAAGGTGGAATTAAAAGAAAAAGATGATATAGAATGCGTTGCCGGTGCCCCAAAAATAAATTTTAATCTCCCATTAGTAAAATCTACAGCAACATTTGCGTCATAATCTAGTACTTCTATCTGAGATAAAGATTGTATGCTATTTGTTACATATTGTATGTTAGATAAATCTGCATAAGAAGAAGAAATCGAATTTATCGCCCAACTAGCAGTACCAAATAAACTACCTGTTATACCATTGGTTACTGTCAGTGAACCTGATATAACAGTATTACCTATAAGGGTGTGATTAGACCCGGATATTGTTAGAGAGCCAGTATTTAATGCATTTGAAATAATAAATTCCTCAATAGATTCACCGAATGAACTGCTTTTTTTAAGGAACATTTTACCATCATACGTGTTGATGGCAACTTCCCCTAATGAAAGTTGGGATATGTCGGGTTTGTTACCAGAAATGGAACTTCTGCGTAATTTTACTATCTGAGGCATATATATGCATTATGTTAAGGTCTATATAGACCAAATATAAATATCAATAAAACTTTAAAAAGATTCATCGCCAGCGTCTACTATGGAGTTGCTTCCGGTATCGGCGAATGTACCTAATCCGAATATGCTTAAAGAACCGCTACCATTTCCAGGTGCTAAATAAGAAGAACTTATTATTTGTGATCCTAATACTGTTATGACCGGATCAGATGTGGATTGTATAAACACAGTACTACCCGTAACATCAAATGTTCCCGATACACTCAAATTAGTAAATCTACCAATTATTTGTTTTGCAGCTAATCTTGCCATTATTGTACTAGTTTTCCGTTTACTACTATTTCATCAGACGAATCAAATGTGTATCCAACTAAATTTGAATTTACCGTCCATACTAAATTGCTTCCGACTTGCGCAAAAGAAACAACAGCATTAGAAGTTACCGTCTGACCATTAACTAAGAATATAAAACTATCTAAAGATGGCGCAACTAACCCTGATCCAACTGGTGGTTGTAATATAGAAGCGTTCAAGAAGGTGGCCGTATTAGAAGTTATCACATCAGCGTTAATAGTTTTAACAGTACTTAAATAAGTAAGTATTTCAGGGCTTACACCTCCCCCGCCGCCTCCTATGTTTATTATATTCACGTTACCCCCAGCATCAACATATTGTTTTTGAACTTCATTCTTTCCAGCGGAAGGAGCTGATGTGAACGCCATAGCACCCCCATCAACTGTTTCCAAAGTAAAAACAACTTGTGATTTAGTTAAAGTTTTAGGTTTAGATGCCAAAAATTTATTTATATTATCAGGTATAATATACCCATTTATCATTAGACTGAAAGTAGACATACATCTCCTATCCTGACCATTTGCTATCTCTTGTATTATAGGATAACTATCGATTTTAGCCTTATAGTTGAATTTATTTGGTCTCCCCCAGTAAGAATCCGATTTAAAACTTATAGCCTCTAATATTCGATTTAAATCGCTCATAAAGCTAGTATAGACCGTACAAGTATATTGCAATGTATAATAATCCGGTACTACTATATTTTCTATTTCTTGAACTGGTATTCTATTAGTCAGTACGGAAAAGCTATCATACATATTTTTTTTACTAAACTTTTTAGTATAAGATTGATATACATGAACTTCATTTCCGTCTAATTTATTACCCAATGTTCTATTTCTCTCCATATTATCCCTTTTTATAGTTATTATAGGGAAAATTATTTTACCATCTTTGTCTCTATATTCGCCATTTTTTTGTGCAGAATCCCATCTTTCAGGATTTGCATACATGACAGGTATATTTACTTTGGTACCATTTTCTATAACAAAGGGTTTAATTTCATTATTAAAATAATATAATATAGCTTCGTCTATCTGTTCAAATCCTATACTTATATTTTTCAATTCGTCGTCACGCAAAGAAATATCTTCGCCTCTCTTATAATTGCCGACATCAGGTTTAGTACCGGAAATTAAAGGTTCAACAATATCATTAGATATTTCCTTTGCACTTTTAGGTTTATTTTTTATTACAGATTTCCTTCCGGCACTCGGCATTTTATCTAGATTTTATTATATTTAATTTATTCACCGAAGTTAGATGTGATTGGCATATCATAGACCATGATTCACCATATTTTTGTAAGTCGCTTTCTAAAGAATACTCGGGAGTCTTACCCATTACTCTTTGGTTTTCCACAACTAAATCTACTTCGTAATATCCTTCTTGCCAACAAACTATATCCCCTGCTTCAGGTAATAAATTTAAATTTATCAATTCGTCTCTCAAAAATCTAAAATTAACATTTCGAGAAATATTTTTACCGTAATCTTCGTCATCAGCCTGTTGTTCTTGTGATTCACATAAACAAGTCAATAAGACTGGATTGAAGTACATTTTATTAAGAGACTCTCCGTAAATGTTAGTAGCAGATTCTTTTATTGATATTTTATAGTACAAAACTTCTTGGGCTATTATTTTATTTAATAATTGCCTATTGTGATGTCTAAAGAAACTTCTTGCTTTTGGACCCCCGTAAAGCGCACACATTTATTTTAATTTAAATTGTTTTTTATTATCTTATATAAATAGGCATCGGGAAATCAACCAAAGAATCTCTTAACGAGTTAGCTTCTGCTGCTTTCTTTTCCATTTGCTTTTGTCTAGAAGTATCGTCAAATGTAGCTCTCAATTGTTCAATTAGAGCCGTTTTTTCCTGGTTTGCTTGGTCTATAAGGGTTTGGCCATTAAGAGTTGTTTCAGAGCCAGGAACAGGGATAGAATTGTAAACACCACGTATATTTCCCAATGTTTCTTTAGCAACTGAAAAAGCATAATCAAATACCCATTTTTTAGCTGGACCATTTATTTGATTATAAGTTACGATACTAAAGGGGACGTTACTAACATTTGTTATAAGATTGTTTCTGCTATCTTTAACTGTAGACCCTCTTTCCGACTTTTTGATATATTCAAAAAATAAAGTTCTATCAGAAGGAGGTATAGGAAATATTCTTAATTTATTATTTTTTAATTCAAAAGTATATGCCGATCTACGTATCTGATCATTGAATTCAATTGCTTGAACTTTTAGCACGTCAAAATAGATAGGCATTAACATAAAGTTAATACCGGGTGACATTTGCCCAAAACCAAACATATCCATCAAAGATTGTAAACTAGTACCAGTGCCGGCATATGGGTCAAAATATCTAACAATAGCGGGAGGAGCTTCAAAAAATATTCTTTTAATTTCTATTTCGTCTCCAAGTTGTACAACCATAGACTGACTGGCCCAAGCGTTTAAATCATAATTTTGTATACCGGCTTTTAATGCTAAGGAACCAGTGTAATAATTGATATTACCACCAGAACCCACTTCAGCTCCATAAGATTGGGCCATTCTTATTATATTCCCTACATTGGGGTCTATTAGTCCTGTATTAAGATTTCCGGCACTCCCAGTTGGATTACCTTCTAAAGAAATATAATTCTCTCTAATTTTGTATTCGTATAATTCTTTGCTATAAACTGTTACTGCGTCTTCTAAGGCAGCATAAAAGTTTATATCTTGCATTTCAACCTCCATTATAGGATAACCTAATTTTCTGGCAGCAAAAGTAGCAAATCTAGGCCCATCTATTTGAAACTGGGTGTCTAAATCGTAATAAGCAAAAGGGGTATTACCGCTTATAGGTAAGCGGGGTACAGATTCATCGTAATATAGAATTTCAATCTGAGTACTCACAGTTTATTTATATATAAATATCGGAAAATATTCTTATAATTTTTATTCTATAAACAATATATTTATTATAGTAAAGAGGTTTTATACAAATCGAAATTCAAATTTATGAACGAGAAATTTAATCCGCAAGATAAAGTTACGCTAGATATACCTCTATTTATAAGACTTTTAGAATACGCTAGAGAAGATGCAAAAACAGACATGGATTTGCATAATGTCACTGAAAATATAATAAAATTGAGTCAAAGTGGTCAAACACTCAGCATGAATAGCTATAATAAGATAGTTAAAAAAGAACCGCAAGAGAAGATACAGGAATGGACAAGATTCCAAAAACTTGCAAATATCATCAATTAATGGTGATTGTAACAATACCTTATTTTTTTAATATTTTTTACTGATTTTAAATTTAAATTATGACGTCCAAAATACATACCGACGATGTATACAATCAAAAGAAAATCCTGAAATCCCCAATAAAATTTAAAATAAGTTTAGATGAACCCCAAAAAGAAGTTGTAGAATTTATAAAAAGATATAAGATATCTCTTATTCTAGCTGACCCGGGTTGTGGTAAAACTACAATATCTATGTACCACGCTTTATCCGAACTTAGAAAGAAAAATAAAGAAAAAATAATAATAACAAAACCTATAGTAGAAATAGGTACAAGTATAGGTTATCTACCGGGTCCACAAGCCGAAAAAATCGCATCTTATATGGAAAGTTACGAAACGATCATCGATAAGATTGTAGGTATTCCTGAGAAAGAAAAACTCTTTAGAGAAGAGAAAATAATATTTAAACCAATACAGTATGTAAGAGGTAACAACTTTGAAGATGCTATAATCATATTTGACGAAGCACAAGGGTGTTCTTTACATGAAATTATTTCTTTTGTTACTAGAGTTAGTGATAGTTCAGATTTAATAGTATTGGCTGATCCATATCAATCCGACATTAAAAAATCTGGTATATTTGACTTTATTAAAATAGTTAATAAAATCGATGAGATAGGAGTTAGACATTTAGATGAGTCCTTCCAAAAAAGATCCGCTCTCATACAGAAATTATACAAAGAATATAAGAATTACATTTCTTAATTACAGAATTCATATTTTAAATTACCGGAGTCCCATACTCTGAAATACCCTCTTTCTGTCATTATTTGGTATTCAGTTTTTTCTTTGTCATATCCTTCTTTTATAAGTTTATGTTTTGTAAACATATATCGATTAAACTTATGATTTGATTTAACATAAAAATAACCGGGTTCTGTATATCCAATAAATTCCATTTTTAAATTTTTATATAAATTTCCCAGACTCCAATCTCTATTAGCATAAGACATAATATATTTTGGATTGTATTTTTTAATAAAAAATTGATACATTTTTGTGGCACCCCCCACAACTATTGTTTCTTTTTTGGTGCAAAATCTAGCTAATTCATAATTGTCTTCTATATGTGATAATCCCGTAGCCTTTCTTAATTTAGAAAATGTCATAACTGAAACTAGCTCATTATTGTAAAATAAACCTATTCTTGTTTTTGCAACGGTGCTACCTTGTAAATGGTTTTGATTTAAAAATATATTAGATTCTAAAGACGATATTTCTTTTATTTCACATTTTCTAGCATATATTTTATTTTCTATTAATCCTAGTATTGATTTTAAATTAGATAAAATTATATTTTTTTTCTTCATATAATCACATTCCCATATATGTATTAACCGTATTCCTTTTTGTTGACATTCTTCTGTCTTTTTTTTATGAAAATTTTTTTTCTTGAATAAATCACTATGAAATCTATTTCCATTAAATTCTATAGCTATTTTTAAATCTGGTAAAAAAATATCTAATTCTAAACCTGAAAGAATATTTCTATCAGATTGAACTATATTTTTGACACCTAATGTTTTCAGATATTCTACTATTTCTTTTTCGGGATTTGAAGGACCTGGGTTAAAAAATACACCATTTTCTTCTATTCTTTTAATAGCTGATTTTCTCATTTTTTCTTTTTGTTCTGGAGTGTTATACCTATATCCCGGTTTATTATTATTGTGTCCAGAAATCATTAATCTAGAATATTGCACATCTCCCTTATCATTTTTACCATTTTTAATCAATTCGACTTTAGCTCCACAACCACAGCTACACACTGGATGTACTCCATTAAAAAAATATTTTATAAAATAATCTTTCCAATCAAACTCGTGTTTTCTTAAATGATGCATTAAATGTCTATGAGATAAAAGAGATGAATTACATATTTGACATACAATTCCACTTACTTTTGTTTTTTCTACGTGTGTTAAATATTTTTTTCTAAATTCCCCATATTTTTCTGCATATTCATTCGAACTTATTTTATTATGTTTGTGTTGCAAATGACTCGGCATTCCACTTGCCGGTATGTCTTGTTTACAAATTCGACAATTTATTATTGTGTTATCTTTTATTCTTTTCATGCTAAAAAAATGTTTATTCCTATAATAAATATATAAAAAATGAATAAAAAAAGACCAACTAATTAAAGTTGGTCTTTTTATTATCCTATAATTATATTAATTACAGTACTGTGTTCAGATCGGCTACTTCAACTATACCGAAAAATTCAGGACGCAACATCTTTTTAGCATATCGTGTCATTAAACCTTTCCGAGGAGTGAAGCTATTAGGATCATAAACAAGTGGAGTCATGATCAGCGGAATATAAGGACAGAATGCAGCTCCGGTTTCAAGGAATTGACTTCCTTTATAAGCCATGAGGATCATGTTCTCTGTCATGTACGGGTTAACATACACTTTATAGCGGCTGTTCAATTGACCGGCTTTGTGAGAGCCCATTGCGAATTCTTCTTTAGAACCGTCTGTATCAGCAGCATATCCAGGGATAGACTCGATGATAGTAGCGATAGAAGGAGAAGTCATCAATACGTTGGCTTGACCACGCAAAGTCTTCTTGTGAATAGTACGTGCAACGCTTTGGATCTTAGTACCCAAAGTAGCGAACCACTGACCTTGAGTGTTGTAGTATCCACCAGAACCAGCAGCAAGGGTGCTGAAAGTATTGGTATTGGCGTTGAAGAATACGTTAGATTGTGCAGACCATACGGATACGGTGTTAGCATTTTCAATCAACATATCGATAATTTCCAGATCGATTTCAAGAGAGATGTACTCGCTCAAAGTGCTAGTCAGTTCAGCCTCAGCATCCAGAGACTGGTATGCATTAAGGTCTTGGCTGAATTCCGGAGTCCATTGTGCTTTTAACTTTTTAGTTTTAGCAACAACAGCTTCAGAACGCAATTCAACGTTAATCTCAGGGATAGCAGCACTACCGGTTAAAGGAGTAGCCATTCTATCTTCGAAATCACCACGGCTGTTATCTCTTGGTTGTACACTAAAGTATACAGTACCGGAGATAGAGGCACTAGTGGCAAGAGTAGCAGATGCACTTACAACGAAAGACAATGTATCGTTTAATGGGTTGTAGGTGGTAAATTCTGCAAAGGTTACAGCTTCATTCAAGCTTGATCCAGTCAGTACGAATGAACGTACACCGTTAGTATCCAAGCTAGGGAGAGTTAAAGAAGCAGTAGGTAAGCTAAGAACACGCAAAGTACTAGCTGCAATAGAAGCACTATAAGTACTGTTAAAGTTAACTGCAGAATAAGAAGCAGTGGTCAAAGTAAAACGACCAGAACCGTTAAGATGGTTGCTAGAGAATCCAAAACGACCAGATCCATATAAACCTCCAGTTGGGTCAACGTTTTTAACGTTAGTTGTTCCGTACATACTATCGTTTACGTTGAAACGGCTAGTAGCACCACCACTAATGAAAGGATTTTGTGATCCGTATTTAAATTCTAGGAAGAACACCAGACCGGCAGGAAGGGTCATTGGTTGTACGCTAACAAATTGCTTGGCGGATACGTCAGCAAAAATCTTACGTACTAAAGGCAAGGCAACGCCAGCCCATTGATCACCAGTACCAACGGTAAAACTACCACCAGTACCAGTTTGTGAAGCTTCAAGAACAAGTTCTTTAGCTTGGTTTTCAAGAATGATAGCCATTCTTTCTTTTCCGTATGCGGAGTCAGTAAGGTCTTTACCTTCTAACAATCCACTCTTTTCCCATTTTTTAACGAGACGTTGTGCCTCGGACATCATGGAATGATACGGGTTGGATGATTCTAAAAGTGATTGAACATTCATTTTTTTTTGTTTTTGTTTTTTATTTTTTTATTTTATGATTCCAGCTAATTTTTGCCATCTTGCAACTGTTGCATCTCCTTCTGTGATTATCTTACCTTTATTGGTAGATGTACCAGCAGATTTAGAAGCATAAGATCTTACTCCGAAAGACTCTTTAAGATTACTAGGTTTAGTAGTTTTCTTAACAACAAAAGTTTCATTCAAAGCTTCGTAAACAAGTTTAGCTTCTTTAGTTGTTTTAACCTTGTCAAAAGCAGACATCACTTTTATTTTTTGTGATTCACTCAGATCAAGATTTTTCAAAATCTTATTGAAATACAGCAATTTAGCATTAATTAAATTGGTTTCATTAATTTTCTTAACTAAGGTTTTAACTTGTTTTCTAGTTTCTTGTAACTCTTCCATTGCTGATTTGTTACTAGGAATTGTAGAATACCCTGTTTTTTCATACTTACCACCTGGTCCTACTGATTTAGGAGAAAGCTCGTCATCGTAGAATTTCTTCAGTTTTTTAAGTTTGTCTTTACCAACTGAGGCAATTTTTTTCATGAGGTCTTTAGGGTCAACTGCTTCTTCCATATCTTCTTCGTCGATATTGTAGCTTTCGTCTTCCATTTCCTCATCGTCTTCTTGCTTTTTCTTTTCGTCTAACTCATCATTCATTTCAGCTAATAGAGCTTCGAGATCGAGTTCTTCTTCCATTGCATCTGGATCATTTTCAGGATCGTTATCACCGTCTGCTTGGTTTTTTTTCATTTCTTTAAACCAAGATTTTTCACCTTTTGCACTTTTTGTAGAAGGAGTTTCTCTTTCATCGTACTCGTTAACTTCATCTTCATCTTCTTCGTCTTTTTCTTGAAGATCTTTTCTTTTGTTAGAATGAGAAGCTTTTTGGGGAATCTCGTAGTAAGTGTCATCGCTATCCTCTGCATTGTCTACATGGGGATTTTTTCTTTCTTTGTACTCATCTACTTTTTCGTCCTCATCTTCTTCGTCTTCCATTTCAGCTAAAATAGCATCAATATCGAGAGACTCGTCAGTAGATTCTTCTTCATCAGACTCTTCTTCTGATTCTTCATCTTCTGATTCTTCTTTCTCATGATCCATTTTAGATTTCTTGGATTTACGAGCTTCGAATTCAAATTCTTCATTTTTTTCATCTTCGTCATCCATGTCATCAGCCTCTTCTTGCAATTTGGCGCTCAACATTGACTTCAATTTTGAATCAAAAGTTTCATTCAAACTCGCTTTTGCATTTTCGATAGCCATTTTCTTAATGACATCAGCGTCTGCAATAACGTCTTTCAAAAAGTCGTTTTTCATTTTTTCCTTAAATTTTTTACGGGATTTGCTTTTATTCAGAAAAGCAATGTGAATATTTTCTAATAGAATAAACTTCTTATGATAAGAAGTATTGATGGGTTCTATAACAATAAATATACGAAGATATATTAAAAAATAATAAATTCAAAAAATAATATTAATTATTTTCCATAACGCAGCTACAAACGCCACTATTATTACAAATAATTTCTCTTATTATTTCGTCTATTTTTGAATATTTGTAATATTGTTGCCCATCGGCGCTTTCATTTAACCCTATAGGTTTCATATTAGATCCTTGCGTAGATTCAAATGAAACTAGATCCCAAGTAAGAAGATTAAAATCATCATTTACTTTTACTGAACCATCACCTAGGTCTTCTGTACTACCCATACCACGAGAACTTATACCAACTGGTATACCTCTTTTTAAGAGACCAGCTGCTATTCTACCGGCTGGGAATTCAGGCCCATCTAATATCTCTACATCACCATATACTTCGTTACCTTTCCAATATATTTCTTTTATGTTATGAGAAACATTTTTAAGATTTACCACGGGTGAATCATCGTGATCTAGTTCTCCTAATGCACGATTACTCCTAACCATAGTATCAATATACTTTTTTATTTCTCTTTCAAGAATAGGTTTGGGGTAAATTCTTTTATTTCTGTTTTCTGAGTCAGCACGTTGTAATAAGACGTTTCTTATAATCATCGGTCCACCACCTTGTCCTATAGCTTCATTAATCTGCTGTGGCGATAGTTTTAACTCAAAATATTCATATAATGGTTGATTCATATTAATTATTTATTCAAATTATCTGATAGTGTATGGAACGCTTTTATCACATCTTTATCTTTCTCACCATTTGCAACAGCTGTACCTAATATCCTAGCAGCTGCTACAGATTTAACAGATTGTATAGAATACTTTCCAGCTAATACATTTTTTGCTATTTCTTTAGGATCCATATCCTGCATAGCTTTTATATATTCTTGAACACCTGTAGTATCATTTTCCTCGCTAATTCCTTTAAATTCATAGTCGTTAACACCGGGAATATGTTTCCAATTAGAATTATTTCTTGGGTCTCTAGCTTTACTCATAACCTCGTCTTTAGATAATACTATAAATCCACGATTATTGAATTGCTTTTTAAAATCGGTAGCAGACGATTTATCTTGCCATCCAGTTATTATCTTTTTATCTTTACCATCTACAACGTAAAAATTATATGAAGGTTTATTTAAATCTCCGGATGGTTTTTTTCCCTCTTCATATTGGGACATATCAGATGATACTGTGCTTCTGTTATTAGGAGAAGGTAAATTATCTTTTTGACCATAGATAATTTGTTTATCTTTGGGGGCGTAATGGTTAAATATTTTTACTCCGACCTTACCCAATCTGTTAACTAAATTCATAGCAACGTCATGCTTAGTTTGACCCATTCTTTTGACATAGTCGTCTTTATTATCATCAAAATACCATTCATATCTCTTCATCAAATCATCTAACTTCTTAGCTAAAACGTCGGGTCCAGCTGTCATATCACCGTCTATTTCCTCATTTAACTTTTTTTTTACAATATTTTTTATAGCTTCTTTGAGCTTTTCGGTTTTATCCGCGTCAGGGTACACTTGATTAATAGCTGAAGAAAGACTAGGGTCAGTAACTGAAAGAAGTTCTTTTTCGTTACCATCTTTATCTACATAGTACCCAGATTTTTTATCCGGGGCTATTACAAGTTTAGTTCCGTTTGCAAAATAAATATGAAATTCTCCTTTCTTATTTTTAGAACCATTAGATAAGATTCCAAATACATTAATTTTTTCGTCAGGTTTATTGCCTTTTACTACAAAATTAACTCTAGAACCTATCTTATCACTTATGGGAGAATTGTCTTTTTCTTCTTTTTTTATTGTTTTATTTTCAGAATCTAACTCATCTGCTTTCTTCACATTACTTTTATAATTGTTTATATCTACTTTAGGACCCATAACAGGAGAAAGTATTTTTTTAATAGAAACATTTATAGATAAATACAAGTTGCTTGAAACGAAGAATAAAGGTTTTTTATTACCATTTTTTTCTACTAAATATACTGATACTTTAGCATCATCTTCGCTTTTTATGTCGGCTTCTACTATAATCTGATTATCCCCTGATATATAATATATGTGTTTGTTTACAATAGGATAATTAAGTTTTTCACTATTTTCTTGTTCTAGTTTAAGTTCATATCTAGTAAACCTAGATTGTATAGGATTTTCTTTAGAATTTTCTAGAGTATATACGATTCTGTCCCTAATTGAAAGAACATTATTTTCATCAGATCCTACTGAAGCTGGTTTGTTACTAACATCGGGTTTTGTTGAACCTTTAAGTTTACTATATGGTTTTTCATTATCTGAAAATGTAGGATCCCCTTCTAACGGATATGTTTCCCCATTAGGTGTAACATAATAATGTTTTTTTCCATCTTGTGTACTTCTAAGTAATCCGTCAAATTCTGGCCCTCTTTCTAAGTATGTGTATAAAGGAAACACTTTGTCACCATTAGATAATTCTTTTTCATCGGGCGATACAAAAGTTTCCGGTTTAAATTCTATTTTACCGTCTTTTTTATAATTAAAACGTACTGTTTTAAACTTCTCTCCTTTAGTAAATATTTTTTCCGGATTGGTAGTATCAAATCTATTTCCTTTAAGAACTTTTTCGGCACCCTTACCAGCTTTTGATGGGGCTTTCTTTTCTGGGGAAGATTTATCAGTTGTTACAACTCTAGTCAATTTTTTTTCACCTGCTTTAGCAGAACTGTCAATTTTTATATTATCTATAGCATCACTAGTTATCATTTTCAACAATCTATCCGTTGAAACATTTGAAAAATTATCTTTCTTTTCAGAATTAGCATATTCAATAGATGCTTCAAAAGGTTTTAATTGTGTCTCGGTTGCGTTAGTATCTTTCGGTTTAGAGATTGTTCTTACAGGTCCTTTATTCAGTTTGATATTACTTTTTATTTTTTCTGCAGCTTTATCACCGATCATAGCTGAAAAATCAAATCCGCTTTTTAATTTTATATAATACAGTTGTTTTGAAACACTAGCTATAGATTGACGCGCTGATCTATCGCCAGATAACCCATATTTAGTACCGGTTGCAAAATCTACATTTTTAGATGAATCATTTTTAGCAGCACTTTTCACTTTTGTAAAAACAGTATCTTTTGCAGATTTTGTTTTTTCTTGACCGGGTTCTACGGAAATTTGTTCTATATCATAATCTTTAACTATTTCCAAAAGATCTTTTATATTCACACTTTGTTTTTGTGTTCCTTCGGAGGTTTTTATTGTCATATTTATTTTTTCATCTCCGCCGAAATGTAAATATGGTATATTTAAAGCATCATTTGGTAAGGTCACATTATCTTCCTTGTCAGTTTTAACTTCTATTTCTTTCATAGAAGATATTGGAAACTGTTTATCATTAAATAGATTTTTTTGTTTTGGTGTCAAATATACCAAAACTTCATCGTTTGAATCTTTAAATTTAACAATATAAAATTTGCTATCGGAATAAAGATTTTGCGATTTTTTCTCATCAGCTTCTTTAATAGCCTTTACCCCAACAGGTTTTTTACTAGCTTTAGTATCAATTTTTTTAGTACCGTCAGCTTTATACTTTTCAATACCTTTGGGAGACTTCATTTGGTTATTTGGGTCTTTTAAAGAGTCTTTTTTCTTTGAGTCTACTTCCATCGGAAGATCTGTTCTTTTAGCTGGTTTTTTAGCACCCGTCAAAAGTCTAGTATAATAAATGTCGTCGTTCTGTATATTTTTTAAAGCTTTTGCTTTAGCTTTTTCAACATCTTTACACAATGCATATTCAACACGCCATCCACGCTCAAACTCATAATAATTTATTTGATCGATAGTTTTCTTTTTTTGTTCTTTATCGAAATTTTTAAAAGAATTCATCGTTCCAACAAAATCAAATTTTTTAATAGCGGATTCAGGTTTTACCTCTTCAGATAAAAATTGCTTGGATTTCAATATATGAACAGCATCATCGTAAGAAGTGGTATTGGTTATATATTGTCTAGAAATGTCATTTTTTCTTAAAAAATACAGGAAGTCATTTTTAGACATTTCTTCTTTCAATACTTTGTTATAAAATTCTTGAATAGTCATTTTATCTGTTTTTATATTTATTTTTTATATTTTTTATAGTAACCATTCAGCAATTTCATAAGTTCTTTGATATCATCCAAAAGATCTTCGGCTTCTTCTCCACCTTTTTTCTTTTTTAAAGAACTAGCTTTTTTTCCTATTTTTGCTAATTTTTTTATTTTTTCTCGACACAAATCTAATAATTCAGATGATACGTCGTCTATATCATATAAATATCCAGTATCTTTTGACACTTCTTCTTTAACTCCCCTAATCAACAAAAGACCCTTTTTTCTTTTCTGCGTGGTGCCACCACCTCCAGCAAAAGCATATTTAGTCGCCATTCCTTCTCCACTTCCTGGTTGAGCCGTGGCTCCTGTACCCGTAGCAGATAATTCTTTTAAACTATTTTTATTGGCCATCCTAGATTATAAATTTTTTATTTCTTTGATTAGTTCGTAATAATATAATAGATTATGAACGTCTTTCTCTGTAACTTGTTTATTATCGGGGATAGGCTGGATTAAATTAGTTATTTCGTTCATTTTAACATTTCTAGTCTCGTCTGAACTTTTTCTAGTGTATTTCTTTATTTCTCTTTTAACAAGCGTATATTGTTCATTTATATACTTTTTCAAGTTGTTATTAGTAGAAATATTATTTATGTATTCTTTAAGAAGCATTTTTTGATCTAGGTTCAAATCTTCATATTTCTCATTAAATTTCTTAACGGCCAATTTATAAATCAATGCTTTAGTACCTCTATCATAATTTTTATATTGTTCCATTATAGTGTCTTCAACACCCTTATCTTCTTTCTTGACCATGTTTTCTAATATGGTCAATTTATACTCAGAATACTTTTCTGCATCTATAGAGCTGGAATCATGCATTTCAAAAATTATGTATATAGATGCTAGATTTTTATAATTTTCTACTTTACTTTTGAAGAAATCTTCTATATTATAGTTTGATTTTATCTCAGAAATTAAATCGTATTTTTGTTTTTTGAGAGCACCTTTGTTCAATTTTTTTCTCGCCTCTAATACAGAAGAAATTAATAAATTAGCTTTTTGTTCTGAAATATTAGTGTTTCTTACTAAAGTTTCATATAATTTATATTCTTTATAAATTTCAGTATTATTGAAGTATTTTTTTAAAATATCTACGGCTTTCGAATCTTTATTATTTAAAGTATCCGTTGTTATCTGGTGAACTAAAAGTTCAAATAACAATCCGATATTTCTTAATTTATTATGTTTTACTTTCATTTTGATAATATGATACTACTATAAATATTATTAATTTGCTTCTTACAATATATTTCTTTCATCTAAAAAGTCGGCTTCTTCATTTTTAGCCTCAAAAATGGTGAGTTTTTTCTTTTTGAACTTATCATCGAGATTAGAAATAAGGTTTTTATTTTTGAACACCTCATTTTCTAGTGCCATAGCACGAGTTTTTATTTTATTTTTACCACCATCATCTCCTCTCTTAGCGTCTTCTTTCCCTAAAGGATCTCGCCCAAAAGCTGATTTATCAGTAGTGTATATCGAAGCTTTTTCTTTAGGTCTTCCTGGGCCAGGTAGATTTTTATCTTCATCATATTCATTTGGAATATTCTTATCTCCCTTGGCATTTCTGTTATATATTGAAGCAAGGTCATGTGGTGTGCCATATGATTCACCAGATTCCATTGGGTCATTTCCTTCTGTCTCAATTTGGTTTTCTCTATATTTTCTTTTAGCGTCTTCTCTTATCAAATCTCTTTCTTTATTAAGTTCATCATCGCTCATTTCCCAAATTTTATCGGCAATCCAATCCGTTGATCTTATTCTTTTTTCAGATAAATCTGCAGCCAACTGAGCTTTTTCTTTTAGTAATGCTATTTTTTCCTGCTCATATATAATTGACGGGCTATTAAGACTCAATTCAAAATTTACCAAATCAGCGTCTTCATATCCTTGTACGTATAAATGTACTAAAGCTATTTTATTTAATTCACTAACAGTGATTCTTTGTATTCTTTCTATTGTTCTACCAAAACGTAAATCAAGTGCACTAATAGTAGATTTACCATTGAGTTCATCTGAATAGTTTAAAAAAGCTTTTGGAACTTTTAAAGAACCAAGAAGTAAATCTCTCAAAAACTCAACGTCTTCTATACCCGCATACTCCAATCCTTTTGTGGTATCAATTTTAGTGGTGGTGTCGCCTGGTCTAACCGGAATATAAAAATCTTCTAGCATGTTCTGAACATTAAATTTCAGATTATAATCACCTGTTTGTTGGTCAAAAAAAGGTGTTTTTTTCATTTCAGTAACCATTTTTTCCATAAATGCAGGAACTTCATTAGGAGGAATATTACCAACATTCACATAAAAAACTCTCTTTTCGGGGGCCCTCATAATACGATGTAGTAACATCGCATCAAGCATAAGAATGTATTGTTTAAAATACTTTCTTGCTGGTTCAAGATAACTTCTACCATACGGTAAATAGTTGGTATCAGTTAATAATCTAAAATGAGCTATTTCAAAATTTTCAAATGTTTCTTTATTTTTATTTGTAGATAAAGTACCACCTGTAACAGAAATAGGGTCGTATATAAAACGAACATAAGCGGGATTATTTAGATCTTTACCTTCTTCACGAATCATATCGTATGTAGATAATGGATAAGCGCCAGTAATACCGTATTTTTCGGCAATATTCATTTTAAGAAAAAGATCACCGTATTTACACATCGACCGTATCCACATAGATAAGTTAAATTCAATATTTAATATATCATAAAACAGATTGTACAATATTTTTTGAATATTTTCATTAGTACTTCTAATTTTTAATACTTCATTTGTCTCACCTTTTAAAGTAGATTCTTCGCAAACTATATCTAATATATTAGCTACAATACCATCTGTGTCCATTACGTCATATTCTTGGTATAATTGCTGACGAAGCATTTGATAGTTCATACCGGGATTATACTGCATTCTATTACCTGCTTTGTATAATCTAGAGAACCTATCTATCATTGTATTATTAGTAGAAAGGTTTCCAAAAGACTGTATTCTTTCAGTGTCTATAACTTTTAACTGATTCCCACCGACATTTCTAACTACCACGTCGGTAGAAAACATTCGTTTGAGTCGCGGGAATAAACTTTTGTCTGCCATATTATCAGTTATTTATTTTTTAATTATTATTTGTATATATAAATATATAAAAATTATCACAAAACTAGCCAAGATATATCTTCCATTTGACCGTTAATGTTCATTTTATACGGATCATTTGTTCTACTTGGCTCACTTCTATATGCCAATGGTGTGGCTTTCCGAAAGTTGCTTAATACCGCTTTTTGGACTTCTATACCGTCTGATCTATACTGAACAGCGCTATCCCTAAGATATAAACCTATCGCATAAGGGATAACTAAATCATCATTATATCCATACTGAGATTGTGGTTTCCCATTCTTCCATATAAAACTATTCATTTCTGAAACAGTTCTTGAAGAACGTATTATTACGCTATGTTCTTTAACATATTGTCTAAAAGCATGTAATATCAGAGGTCTTGTTTTAGTGCTGCAAGTAAACCCTGGAGTCATTTTAGATATATCATTTTCATAGTATTTAGCTATATACTCATTAACATTAGACGAATCGCCTTTAGGTGAATAATATATGTTATTATACCCCATTTCTATAATATCAGAAATAGTAGTTTGCCCAATACCTGTATTTTCAACTATTAAAAGAGCATTATTGTATTCTATAGCTAAAGATACAGCCATCCTAGATAATAATTTTGTATCTATATTACCCTTAAATTCTGCTACTTGTGAACCAGAAAATATATCTATTACTTGTATCGCAGAAAAGTCTTGCGAATCACCTCGTGAAGTATCTACTACAATCATATAGGTTCTACCTATAGCAGCTTCTTCCCATACCCATAAATCATTGTTTGCACCCCTAGTAAGAAGAGGATTTTCAATTCTTTCTCTGTAATATTGTAAATCATCAGAATCAAAATATGTATCACCAGAATTCAAGAAATCACAGTCACAATTATGTACAACAAAATGCTCTGTAATATACGTATGGTCTACATCTACTTCAATATTATAAACTTTTATATTTTCAGTAGAAATATCTTTATATAATTTATTGTAAATAAACCCATTTTTTTGAATTTCTTTATCTATTCGTGGATATTCTCTTAAATCATATATAGATGATATTTTTTTATCTACACAATCTAAATCTTTTGAGTTTGCCAAAAATATTTGATATGATTTTGCAGTAGTATATTCTAAATCTCTATTATTAAATTTTGCTATTTTTTCAGGTTTTGTATTAATATATAACCCGTAAACCCCCATACCATTTAAAATAAATTTTACATCATATAATAAATTTATAGATGTTGTAGTAAATCCTTTTTTATATTTTTTTAATACGCATCCATCTCCTTTGAATATACCGTCAATAACCCCTTTCGCATATTCCATATTCATATTTTCATAAGAAAGAGACGATAATTTTTTAGAATAACAATCATTACCTTCTGTTAAAAGTCCAATTAATCCTGAAAATATTTGAGAACAAAAGTCAAGATTTGCACCATTATTATTATTTTTTTTATGAATTTTAGCGTCAATATTAAATCTTTTTTTTATTATATCGCTTATATCCGCGGGCCAATCATTTAACTCTGTTTTATAATTAAAACTAAATGTTACTCTATTTTGTACTTTTGATCCCTCGGCCAAGTATAATCCGACGATCAACCCGAGATTATAATCTAATTCTATAATTTTTGGAAACCTTTTTTTATGTTTTCTATCATTTACATAAAAATATTCTCCATCTTCAACAATTTTAAAAAATGGTGATTTTATTAAATTATTTATCGAAACATACTTTATTTTTTCTTTTAAAAATTTATTATTAACTACGCTTGGAAGCATTTGTTTGTTTTCAATTTCGGCAATAGGAACCCAATTGTTTTCTTTTAAAAAAGGATGATTTTCAGTAACAAATCTTTTTATAGGATTTACAGAAGAATGTATTGTATATCCAGATTCTACTTCATGTGACATGGTATTCAATACTTTTCTAAAAACTCCAGTATGAGACAAAACTTCATCACCTACAACAATTTCAGATATTTTAATTAATCCTCGTTTTGTATATATTCTGGTATCACCTTCAAAGCATTCCTGCGCTGCTAATTTAGCTCCTAATTCTCTATCCTGAGCATCTCTCCACGCTTGGTTTCTTTCTGGATGTAAGCTCCACGGAAGTCTAACAGGTATAAAATCATTATCTTGTAATTCTGCGTCTATCCATTGTTTATTAAACCAGTTAGAAACACCATTTGGAGTAGATAAAACTATAGCTTGTCCACCGGTAGCCAATGTTTGTTGCGCTGAACCCCAAAGTTCATCAGCATTATCTATAAATGCTGCTTCATCTAATATCAAAACGTTAGCTGTAATACCTCTAGCACTATCCGATGCTCCAGACGCTGCTTTAATTTTTGAACCATTCTTTAGAACCAATGATAATTTATTGTCTTCTAATGCTTCTGTTGAACCTTCTCTTAACCAAGATGGTAGATTTTTATATCCAAATCTAACTTTATCTACTATATTTTTAGCTTTTTCTTGTGTTGGCGCCAGAGCTAATATTGATTGGTCTTTTTTAAATATCAGGAGCCATAACGCATATCCAGCACATAAAGTAGTTATACCTAATTGTCTAGATTTTAATATTAATAAGCGGTCTTTAGTATGAAATAAGTTTAGTAACTGAGACTGGAATTGATATAACTCAAATAGAGATCTGCCTTTAGAAGTCGTCTGAATAAAGACGTATTTCTTCATAAAGTATATTGGGCTTTTAGCGCATTTTTCGTATTCGGCTTTTATTATATCTTTTATAGAAAAATTTTGGGCTTCTGACATATTTTTTATTTTAGTCTCAATTTCCAATAGGTTGAAATACCATATTGAATTTGACCATTATAACCAACACTTAATTGATATATTTTATCTTTTTTATCTTTATATAAAAGTCCTACATGTGCCATTGATACTGGATTAACAGTATTACCATATAGTCCTCCACCAATATATAATTGTCTAGTTGGTACATATGGATTAGTTATAGTAATTGTTTTTGTAACTTCGGGTATAGATAAATCTGCGATCATCTGACTACCCAAAAGGTTATTTTGAGAAATAGTATCTATTATTTTAACTTTACCGTAAGCGTGTTTAAATTCAGTAGTATAAATATTTTTAGAATAATATTTATCCCCTAATTCCACATATTTTTTATATAGACTTGAACAATTTTGCGATGTGTCAACTAAAGGTGTATTAGAGGTATCTTTTCTCCAAAAAGTGTCAATAATAACTATTGGGGGCTTAGGTTTAGCTTTTGCGTATATGGTTGTATCATGATAGACAGTGTCTATTTTTATTTCTATTTTAGGTTTACTGTCTACGATTGGTTTACCACCACATCTTTGTAATAGTACAACCGCCACTAATACGAATATTATTACGTATAAAAAATTGTTTTTTAAAAAATTCATTTTATTTATTTTTAGTTTTATTAAAAAATTCATTTTATTTATTTTTAGTTTTATCTTCCCAGTCTCTAAACATCATGTTTCCGAGCAAATATGCTTCTTCTTCCATTTTTCTAAGATGTTTATCGTTTTGTGCGTATTTTGGATCGCTTCCTATATTCTCCAATTTACTAAATTTCCCTTCTAAATTTTGTTTGTGATGGATCATCTCATGTGCAAACGATCTTAATATATCTTTCGGGTGTCTATTTTCAGTAAAAAGTGCTATACTACTATCTTGCGGATTATAATAAGCTGTTTTACCAAATATATCGCTGGCGTTATCACTGTCTTTTTTTATCTGTAAACTAGGGAAGGGTCTAACTTTTAAACCGTTTTCATCCATATATTTACATATTTCTAATATATGAGGTAAAATATTATGTCCCGATACTTCAATATTTTTTTTCATATTTGTTATTTTTTAGGTTCTTCTTCGGGAGGCGCTTGGTCTTCAGGAGCCTCATCTGGGGCTGGTTCTTCCTCATCTCCCTGTTGTGATGGTATATTTTCATTACCGACCCCCAAAGGTCTAGTTTTCATCAATCGTTGTATATACTCTAGACATTGTTCATATTCAGACATATTAGAAATTGAGTATGATTTACCAGAAACTAATACAGTAAACGCCTGGTAAGGCTTATAGTCATCGGGGTTATTGTTTTGGTCAGGTGACGGGGTATATTTTATATCAAAATAATTGCCATTTTTTATTGCTATTCTGAACGTAGTAGGTTTATAAGATATACATTTTATATCAGATACAATATTTCTTATTTGTTCTTTAGTTTTTTCATTTACAGTTTCACTAGTACACAAAAGTCTAGCTAAAACATTTGTAACTTTTTTAGATTTTTTTAAAATCTTTTCCATATCGGATTCTGTTTCGATAGGCTTTTCTTCTTCGTACAATTTGTATCTAAATATTTCGTAGTAGTTTAATTTCATATATTATAATTGGGATACTAATACCTCTATTCTATTTACTTGTGCTGATAACCAGGCTAATTCTTCGGGATTAAAATTTCTATCTTTATCTTTAAATCCAACAACTAGTATTCCGCTCCATTTATAACCTTTTTTTATGTTCCTAACTTTGCATAATATACATGTGTTTATATCATACGATTTATATAGGAGACTTAATCTGTCTTGGTAATGTGATTCATATACAACTAATATACCGTCGTCAGATTCACGAAGCATTTTGATATGTCTTTTAAAAGTTATAGTTGGGATAGATTGTAATTGAGTTATGTTTGACTCAAAATTATCATGATTTTCTTCTACCATCATAGATAATTTTTTCATATGATAATTGTCAAAAGTTATTTCGCCATTATGAAAGGCATAATAATTTATTCTAGAAGGATTAAAGTTGTCTTTTATTTCAGATATTATCGGTTTTAATAGATCATCATAATCTAAATCTGTTAAATCTGGCTTTTTTTTACTATTAATTTTTTTTTCTAAGTAAAATCCTGTTAAAGTGGCAGCTGCTGTTATTAAACTTCCTGCTATACTAGCTAAAATTTGACTAATATCCATATATATTAATTAATGCGTTTAATTATAAATATTTTAAATTTATACTATTTTCTTGATTTTTATTTTTAAATCCGTTTTTCCTTTAATTACTCTGTGCCAAACACCCTTTTTTATGTATATAGTATTTTTTATATTTATTGGTGTTTTATTTTCTTCTTGATACATCCAATCGTTTTCTTCTAAAGCTTCTACAATCCTATCTTCTCTGTCTCTATGCCATACGAGATCATGTGGCTCAGAATCTTTAGAAAAAAATCTTTCATAAAAACCGTTTTCTATTTTTTCATTATACGGCTTCTTCATTTTTTTTGTATATGATGATTTGAGAACCATCTCCTTCTCTAGAAGGGATAGGATTTTTTTCAATCTCTTTAAATTCATATTTACTAGGTAGATTTTTATCTAGTAAAACTTTTACTAATTTCTTTCTTCCTTCTGATAATGGGTTTATTAAAATTCTATCCCAATCTTTATTTTGTTCTAAAAAATCTAGAGTTATTTTCATAACTGTAGCGTTAACTTTTAAAGCTTGATTTTCATTAGTTAACGCTGTAAAATAATCTTTATTTGTAGTAATATATATTCTCTCATAATAATTAAGTTCGTCTTTTAAAGTATGTTTGAATATAACAGAATAGTTTGTACCAGCGGATATTGTAAAATCGTATTTCCAATTTTTTCCACCCATAAATTTGTAGTCATATGCATTACTTAAATCGAGTGTTAACTCGTTTAAACCGCTATATTTTCTATATATTAAAATCGATCCGTCCTCTTCGACTTCATCATAAAAATATTTACTAGGTAAATTTTTATCTAGTAAAACTTTTACTAATTTTTTTCTTCCTTCTGATAATGGGGCTATCAAAATCATATACCAATCTTTATTTTTTGATAAAAAATCTAGAGTTATTTTCATGACTGTAGCATTAACTTTCAAAGCTTGATTTTCATTAGTTAATGTCAGACCAGCGGGATCAGTATTTTTATTTGTGGTATGATATATCCTTTCATAAGAATTAGAATCACCATCTGATAAGGGCACGAATTCGACAGAATATTTTGTACCAGTGGATATTTCAAAATTATATTCCCAATTTGTGCCACCCACAAATTTATAATCGTAAGCATTACTTAGATCTAAAGTTATTTCAAGTAATATTTGTCTTAAATTCATTATTATTTGATATTTACAAATCTAACAGTACCATAAATATTATCTAATACCGCTTTCATACTTGAATTGGGGTTTAGTTTTTTTATGAATTTATTAATACTATTAACAAAATTTGTAGTCATTTTTGCCCCAGTATTCTTTTTATAAGAATTAGAAAAACCTTTATCGAATGGTACTAAACCAAATTTACCATTGGGTTTAGTTATAAAAAACAATATTTGATTATCTGTTATTTCAGTTATTAAAGATGGCTCATTATAATCTTCGTTTGTTTTGCCCCATTTCTTCCCTTTACCGGGGTCTCCGCATCTTGAAGGGGTTGGTCTACATGAAGGATATTTAGCCCGATTTTCGCCTTTCTGACGTCCACAGGACTTACATTTTTTTCTACCTGTTTTAGGGTCTTCCTTACAAGTATTACAATCTACCCAACCCTTAGATTTACCGCCAGCACCTTTTCTAGAGAACCATTTATGTAATGATTCGTCTTCCTTTAAGCCCTTCCAAATCTTACCTTTTCGACATTGTACTATAGCTCCAGAACGATATGCAGAAGGCTTATCGTATTTGCGTCTAGCAATACGAAGACATCTGTCGTCTTGTTGTTCATCTAGTAATTCTAAAAGTATATCTTTTAATTTCATTGTTTATATTGTTACCAATATCCTGTAAAATTAGATTTTAATCCAAGCATAGCGGCATACCGAGGAAGTCGGCACGACCAGTAGTTGGCCATGGTTTTATCTTTTGCTTGCGCACATTTGTGTCTAGCGGCAAATGATTTCCGGGCTTTAGGATCGTTAATTTTTGCTTTCAAACCAGTTGTATCTCCAAATGATACTTTTTTAATACCTCCACCCGGTTTCTTAACGAATACGTAGAATTTCTTACTTCCACCGCGTTTAGGCTTATTTAATTGTACCTTTTTACCTTGATGTTTTGCTTCTGTCAATTGTTCAACTGACATTGGAAAATCTAAAGGCACTTTAATTCCATTATAATATCCAAAATTACCTAAATCTGTATACTCAAGCATGGAAGATTCTTCTTCATTTAACGATATATAACCTTTTTCATATAAAGCTCTCGCCTCAGTAAAAAGATTAAAATATTCCATTGAAGAAGGTCTATATATGTTTTCCGTTAGAGGTATATCATTTTCATAATGATACATTAATCCTTCTGAAATCACATCTTTATAGCAATCACATTCTTGAGTAATTTCTTTTAATATTTTTTTGAATTCCATTAAAATTGAATTTTAATATTATTATTTTTTACCATCCATGAAATGACCAACTTGATCCATCAGTTCTGATGCTTTAGCAATATGGTCTTGTACCCAAGCGTCTAATTGAGATTCGTCTTTTAGATCTTTAGATATTTTATCAGCATACCCGGCAATTTTTTTCAATTGCACCTTTGCCATTTGTCCTTCGGGGTCTTTTTGTTCATCCATTCCTTTTACATCAGTATCTTTGGGTAAATCTTCTTTTTGAATAAGCTTTATTGCAGTTGACAATTTTCTAATAATATCTTGATACACATCATCATTAAGTTTTTTCATGATACTTTTGGGGTCTTCAATATTATATTTATCTTTTGTTATGTGTACTCCGAAAGTGTGGTTAGATGCCCCCCGATCAGTTACCTTTAAGAAAACGTTATCTACGCCTTTAGAAATTTCTGTTTCAAAATCAGTATCTTTAAATATGTTCTCTATTTTAGTTTTAACAGCAGGTGATACTTGTGTGGAAAAAGTAGCTGATTGTTTTACTCTTTTTTTTGCTGATAAAGTGTCACCCCGAAGATAATCATCGGCTGCACGATCAAGTGCTTTATCAGTAGCTCTGGTTCTCAATTCAGGAGAAAGTTCTTGAAGATTAGAAGCTTCTTTTATTCTTTTGATATTTTTCCACATAGCTGCAGCTGCTATTTTTTTTCCTTTTTCTCCGCCACCGGCAGATTTAGCCACTTTTTCAAAACCTTTACCTTTTTTACCTATATCCTTACCGGCTTTCGCTTTTTTTGATACAGCGGATTTTTGTTTTTTTGTTAAACCAGAAGAAGGTTTTTTAACTTTTTTTGCCTCTTCGATAATACTGTCTTTAAAGATGTGTGAAAGTTTCATTTTTTATTTATTTATTGGGTTATTATTTACTCTTTCGGCTAACTCATCTAACTCTTTTTTCCAGATTTCAGCTATTTTCTTTTTATTCATCCCACCTTCAAAATCTTCAATATCGCCTTGCTCAGTTACAAATTGTTCAGTTTTCGACTCCATAAATTCTTCTATGAATTGTTTGGCTTCTTCAATATGAGTTAGAATATTATTGTTTATTATATTATCAGCGTAGTCAATATATTTTCCTTCTAATTTTAATTTAGATTCATGTGATATAATACAACCATAACATTTTTTATAAAGAGGATACATTTTTTTATCCATCTTATCTTTCATTGTTTTCTTACATTCGGGGCATAGTAGAGGCATTCGCATCAGCATTTTAACTTCGTCTAACTTAGTATAAGTTTGCTTTATACCATCTTTTATAGTCCACATTTTACTATTTTCTTCCCATATATCTCCTTCTACATGTTCAACATAAGATTTACTGTAACCAACTTGAGTAGAGACAGAGTCTCCATATTTTTTAGTGATTATATTTCTTAATCTTCTTAAATCTTTTTCTTTAAAATCCTTTTTTAGTAACGTGTCAGACATAGATATTATATTTTATTTTAATTTTAAAACTGTTTTCCAAAAACCATCGCTAAACATATTGGCATATCTTTCGGTAAGTTCATCGTAAGACTCATTATCTTCTTTTTTAGCAGACTGATCCATTATTTCCCAAGATCTTTTCTGTTGGTCTTTGCTGCAAGTGAGAGGCAACATCGTATTAAAAATGTTTTTGTCGCCATTTAAAAAGGCGTCCATCATTTTTTTAGATTTTTGACGATATTGAGAGGGTATTATTTCTATTTCGTAGTTCTGAAAGGGTTCAAAATACTCAGAAAGTTTTTTATTTTTAGCTGCTTTTTCGTCTAACGCTAAGTGGCAAACCATGTCAGGTTGCTCACTCAGCAAATTATAGACTTCGACCATAGAATTGGCATTTTTTGCCTTATGGTAACGTAAACCGAAAGTGGGTTCTGTTTTAAAGAATATATCCCACAAATCAGCTTTTTGTTGTTGTGAAATTTCACCGGGTGTATTTTTACCCAAAACTATACATACTTCAGTTATATTCTCTTTATTAGATAACCATTTCGCCACATCTAGATGATATCTAGTAGGCGGATTAAAATCCCCTATATAAAAACAGACTCCATTTCTACTCAGCATGATAATATATATATTTACTTATATAAATATCTGCTTATCCTTTTAAAAGAGTCTGTTTATAAGTGGAGGTTGAATTTTTAATAACAGGTGATAATTCTATATTTTCATACAATTCTCCAGTATCAGGATTTAAAATATTTCCAACCGGATATGTACTTTTTATAGTTTTTAGAAAAGCTTCTCTTTCTTTTCTTTTTTCAGCCAATTTTTGTTCTTCTTTTTTATAATAAGCCCATAAAGGATCATTTGTAGCTGAGTAATCTATAGTTGGGACGCTTTCCGTTATCTCCATTTTAGTACCATTTTTAGTAACAAAAGACTTACCATCATCAGAATTCAATGTAATCTCTTCCCTAACTAGATCTACGAAAGAATTATGACCCGTTTCATCTGTCAATTCTTTTATTTGTTTATGTACTTCATCTACGAATTTGAACATTTCAGCCGCTTTAGTGGCTTGCATTTTGCCTTCCATTATTTCTTCATATATTTTATTTGCTGCCACTAATACGCCGTATTTTGAGATTGAAGGCAGTTCATACTTAGTATCAGTTATCTTAAATAAGAAATTTTTTTCTTTTTTCATATTGTTTTAAATTTTAATTCTATTATATTATTTAATGTGAGTGGTTTTGCTTTTTGAATAAGATTTGTAAATTCTACGTGCCCCATATCAGCGGGATCTTTTTCAGAAGGTTCTATTAAAAAAACCTTTTTACCATAAGATAGAAAAGTTTTACAATGTTCTAAAGCTGTTTTTAGTGCATCAGTATCCATTGCAATATATATTTTTTTAACATCTGATTCTAATAATTTCTTCATCAGATTTTTAGTTATCTGTTTACCTAAAAGGGGGATACAATTCCTTTTTATGGCAATCATATCGAATACACCTTCGCATAAAACTACAGGAACTTTCCAATTTATAAAAAGTTCAAATGGTATTATATCTCTAGATATCTCCGGAAACTTGTATTTATATTTTACTTCGGGATCAAAGCTCCTGGCTACAAAATAGTTTACGGAACCCTTTGCGTCAAAAGAAGGTATTATTATTCGCTCACCATAACTTCCTTCTGAACAGAATCCTATTCGATATTTAATTACATCTTCTTGTGTTATTCCTCTATTTTTCAGGTATAGTCTAGCGTGTCTAGCTAAAATGTCAGATTTTTTAGCTTCGGGTAAGAAAACATATTCTTCCGGTAATTTACCATTAAAGGTCTCAATTCTATCGTCCCAATTTTTTCTTACTATTATCTTGTCTAGGTCGCTTAAAACCTCATTAGATGCTCCAATCTTACGAAGGAGTGTTCTTATATATCTACCTTTCGTACCGCAAACCCAACAAGCATATTTATTTTGTCCTTCAATATCAGTTTGAATATCTACTTCTAACTTCATTTTAGAAGTATTATAAGTAGGACAATCCTTAAAAGGACAGTGATATTTCCTATTAGTTCGGCTTGATTTTACGCCTTTTCCCAAAATTGAGTCCAATAAACCAGATAATATATTCTCCATATACTTGCAAAGATACGGAAATATTTAAGTTATACCAAATCTTTTTTGAAAAATTTACCTAATATATTAGAACAGTAGCAATTATCTGACTCTAAACATCCTTCTAGTATCTGATGCCTGAGTTCTTGGTAGGTTGTTTGTTTTTTATTAAAGCAAATATATATTATTTCTCTAATAAAAAGATCTTTCCCGTATTTTTTTATATCTTCTTTTAATACTGGCTCAGAACCGTAGTATGACATCCAATCACTCTCTTTTATTACTAACTTCTTTTTAGGAACACGTCCTTTACCTTTATATTCTAAAATCTCTTTTTTTGTTAAAGGGATATTTCTCTCAGAATATATATTTTTTTTACCTATATAAAATTTACCAGTTTCTTTATGAGTTATTTTGTATATAAAAGCGTGAATATGCTCAGGTAAATCTAATACAGATTCCACCTTTTTATTTTTGTAAAACCACATTACATATCTAATTTAAGTATGATATTTAAATCAGTATTATAAGTCATAGGTAAAGGTTGTGACATTTTTCCTATGGCTAAAAGCTGATTTTCGTCATTATACAACCCAACCATTGTGACATAAGGATTAAATATTGACCCAGTTGCAAATGTTTTTAAATTCTCATTGCTACCCGTTTGCAGAAGAGAGGGATTATATGAATAATTATATTCATGGTCTTTTATGGTACATTTAACAGTTTTTTCAAATATTAAATGTTCATTTTTAAAAGACATTTGAAAATTACAAGTGTTTATATTTGCCATATATTAAAAATTAACATGTTCCTCCGGTAGAACTATCTCTAGCACATCCTATAGCTGATATAGAAGCAGTGGCACCATTTATACTTATGATAGTAGCTGATAATGAAGTTGCAGAAGAATAACTATTGTTAGTTACCGCTAATGTTGTAACACTCGCGATACTTGACGGCATGGTTATAGTACAATCTACAGTTATATTAAAGCCATGGTATGAAGTATCTGACCAACAAGGAGATGAAACTGACCCACCAACTCCATCTGGGCTTCCAATTGTAAGATCGGCTCTTGTAAAATTATTTGAAACTTTTGCTATTATACCGCCAAATGAAGCTCTAACTATAACAATATCACCCTCTGTACCACCCGTTATTGTAAACCCTGAATATGACGTAACACAGTTACCGCTTGTCAGAGTAATATTGTATGGTGTTGCTGTCTTAGTAGGCGTTGAAGTAGGCAGACTAGTCAGCGTAGGCGTGCTAGTTGATGTACCGGTTACGGTAGGTGTACTAGTCAAAGTAGGCGTTAACGTTGGCGTATTTGTAGGTGTAGCAGTCAACGTTGGTGTTAATGTAGGCGTTGAAACAGGTGTTCCAGTTGGTGTTGTAGTTGGTGTAGGTGTTGGTAGAGGTAAATAATAATTTTCAATATTATTACAGTAAAGATTTGCATTCAACACAGAAATAACAAGAGAATTGTCAGGAATATTCATATCTATTCCAACTTTCATCTCTTGCAAAGTCTTATTAGTATAATAAATAACCGAGTCTACAAATATTGTATAAGGACCAGGAGACGTTGTACTAGATGGAACACTTAATCTTAGATTCATTAAAAATTACCTTTTATATAAATATATCAATATCTGCATTTAAATCTCGATTTTAACACTCTCGCCTTAACTCTGCGGGATAATGATCAAACCTATGATGTTCTGTGGGGGTTAAAAGTAGCAGACCGGGATTTATTTCTCCTTTTACTGTTTCTTGGTATACTTGTGACATTAGAACTTGTTCATATGGATATTGGAATTTAGTTTTTATGTAACATTTGTGATTACCCTTCTTAGATAATACTATTGGCCAATTACATAAAAAGATTTCTCCGGA